CTGTCGGCATCGAAGACCATCAATCTGTCTGACACCCTCACGCTCACCTCGCTGACCATGGCGATTACCCCCCTGGCCGCCTGATGTCCGGCCGCTACGAGGCCGCCAACTCCAAGGCGGGTGTCAACACCGCCAATACGGTCATGTGGCAGCTGCGCAACACCGGCACCGCCGAGCGCCTCGAAATCGTCGAGATCGGTGTCTCCATCAGCGTTGCCCCCACGACCGCGCCGTCCTTCTTCCTGGCCCGCGCCAGCGCCGTCGGCACCATCACCACCACCATGGCCGGTCAGCCCCGCGACACCGGCGAGACGACCGCGCAAGGCACCTTCGACTCCGTGTTCAGCGTCGCGCCCACCATCAACACCGCCTTGCCATTGCGCCAGCTCGGCCTCCCCGTCACCGCCGGATCCGGTCTCATCTGGACCTTTTACGACAAGCCGCTGATAGTCCCGGTCTCGCTCGGGCTGTGCATCGTCAACGCGAACGCCTCCGGCGCCACTACCGGCACCATGGTCGCCTACGCCTCCTGGGACGAGTAGGGGGCCACCATGCCCGCCGGTCCCGTTCGTGCCTCCACCGTCCTGCACGCCCGCCCGCTCGGCGCAGGTGTCCAGGCACGTCCTACCAAGCGCGCCGGCGTCCGCCGCGTCCTGCCTGCTTCCCGGGTCTGGACGACCCCCGACGACCCCGGCCAGGCACAAGCCGACATCGTCACGACGGCCACGCTCGCCGCGGGTGGCGTTGCCGGAATCGCGGGCGGCGCCACACTGTCCTCGGCCGTCTCGATCACCGCCGTCGGGTCGGTCGCCTACGCAAGCAGCGCCACTCTCGGCACCGCTTTCGCCCTCACCGGCGACGGCCAACGGGGAGCGTCGATCAGCGCAACGACCGCCACCAGCGCGGTTGCCACAACCGCCACCGGAGTCCGTGGCGCGGTCAGTGACGCCACCGCCTCCCCCGCGTTCGCGCTGACCGCTACCGCATCGGTCGGTGCCCTGCTCACCGGTGACGCCGCCATCAGCCCGGGCGTCACCCTGGCGGCCGCGACCTCGCTCGGGACGACGACGACCGCCCAGAACCTGACAGCCGGGCTCGCCACGACCGGCATCGCTCACCTCGACGCAGTCACCAGCGGCAGCGTGGCCCCCGTGGTGGCACTGTCGAGCGACGCCGCGCGCAGCACCAGCGGTGGCGCGTCCGTGGCTGCCGTCGCCGCGCTGACCGCTGCCGGGACCGTCGGTGCCAGTACGGCCGCCGCATTCGCGCCCGCGTGGGCCCTGGTCGCCACCGCGCTCGTGTCGGCCGGCTCCGAAGCAACCTCTACGATCAGCACCGCCGTGGCGCTGACGAGCACGGGGTCGGTCGGCACGGCCGCCACCGTCACTTGGCCGGTCAACTACGCCCTGACTGCCGCCGGACGTCTCGACGTCGCCGCAACCACGGCGCTCGCACCCGTGGTCACCCTGGTCGCCACCGCGCTGGTCAACGGGATCGAAGACGTCCCGGTCGAGCAGACCTATACCCCGAGATACCTCTCGTCCCACGAGGGGCACATGGGCGGATTCTTGATCGGAGATGACAGAGCATGAGCGGATCGAACGGGTGGTGGACCTACCTCAACATCCTCAAAGAGATACGAACCGGGGCGAACCGGCAACCCCTCGTGGCCTGCCCGAACGACGGAGAACCGTTGCGGGAAGGGCCGAACGGGGTCAAATTCTGTCCATTCGACGGGTGGCAAGCGGACGGCAGCAGCAACACAGTATGATCCGCACAGGTCATCCGATGACCCCACAATTTCACAGCACGCCGCCCCACCTCTGACCGCCCTTCGGGCGGCAGCGGCCAAGAATGCAAGGGCCAAGGTGACCGCATGTACGCCACCGTCGAAGACGTCATGGACGCCTTGGACTCCCGCTCCACCGCACTCGACGACCGCCAGATCCGCCGCGCCCTCGATGCGGCCACCGCCGACGTCGACAACTGCGTGCAGCGCTCCCCCGGCGTCTTCCGGCCCACCTTGGCAACCAAGTACTACGACTGGCCCAACATGATCGGCCAGACCGCCGCCGCCTGGCGCCTCTGGCTCGACGGCAACGACCTCATCTCCATCACCTCCCTCGTCGTCGCCGGCAACACCATCCCCACCACCGACTATCAGCTCGAACCCGCCGCCTACGGTCCCCCGTACCGTCGCATCGAGATGCGCATCGACGAAGACTCCTCCTGGACCTACGCCGGCACCCCCCAACGCGCCGTCGCCATCACCGGCCTGTGGGGCGACTCTGACACCCGCGCCAGTGCCGGCACCCTCGTCGGCGCCGTCAACTCCTCGACCGCCGCCCTGGTCTGCTCCGACGCCTCCCTCATCGGCACCGGCGACCACCTCGTCATCGGCACCGAACGCCTCGAAGTCACCGCCAAGACCTGGGCCACCACCTCCCAGGTGCTCGGCGGCGCCGGCCTGGCCGCCACCAACGCCACCGTCGCCGCCACCGTCACCACCGGCAGTGCCTACCACGTCGGCGAGCTGCTGCTCATCGACTCCGAGCGCGTCCTCGTCACCGACATCGTGTCCAACGTCCTGACCGTCAAGCGCGCCATGGACGGCTCGACCCTCGCCGCCCACACCGCGGGTGCCACCATCTACGCCCGCCGCGGCCTCACCGTCACCCGCGCCGCCCAAGGCTCGGTCGCCGCCAGTCACGCCGACGGCGACACCATCTCCCGCCACGTCGTCCCGACCGACGTCAACGCCCTCGCCGTCGCCTCCGCCCTGTCCACCGTCCTGCAGGAACAGACTGGCTACGCCCGGCCCGCAGGCAACCGCGCCCGCGTCGGCATGCAAGCCAACCGGCCCTCCGAGGTCGTGCCCGGCCAGACCCTCGACGCCCTGCGCACCCGCGTCCGGCAGAACCACGGCCGCCAGAACCGCACCCGGGTGGTCTGACATGTCAATCACCGTCCGCGCGGTCGGCCCCATCTTCGACGGCCGCGCCATCACCGTCGGCCACACCATGTGCGAAGCCATCAGTACCGAGGTCGCCGCCCAGGGCTACGCCAACGTCATGACCAATCTCAACACCTCGATCCGCAACCCCACCCCGTACTACGAGACCCAGGTCACCGTCACTGCGCGCAGCGCCACCGAGCGTTCCGTCAACGACCGCGGCGTAATATACGGAAATTGGCTCGAGGGAACTGGATCAAGAAACCAGACGACCCGGTTCAAGGGCTACGCCAGCTTCCGCCGCGCCGCGCAGAAGACCCGCGCCGAAGCCCCCATGCTGACCGCCCTCATCGTCGCGCGCGGCGTCGCCGCCATGGGCGGGGTGGGCATCCCATGACCCTCGCCATCTCCAACATCCTCGACGGCATCGTGTCTCACGCCATGACGCTCGGCATCTTCGAACAGGTCAACGGCCACGAACCGAAATCGGCGCCCGCCACCAAGGGCCTGACCGCGGCGTTCTGGGCCGACACCATCCGCCCCGTGCCCGCCGCGTCCGGCCTGGCCGCGACCTCCGTCGCCATCGTGTTCAAAGGCCGCCTCTACACGAACATGCTCGCCGAGCCCGCCGACATGATCGACCCCAACCTGCTCGCCGCTGCCGACCTGCTGCTCGGCGGATACTCCGGGGACTTCGACCTCGGCGGCACCATCCGCAACGTCGACCTGCTCGGCTCCACCGCCGGCACCGGCCTGTCCGGCCAGGCGGGCTACCTGAGCCAAGACGGCCGGCTGTACCGAATCTTCGACCTTTCGATCCCGTGCATCGTCACGGACCTCTGGACACAGGTGGCATGACATGGCGAAAACCAGCGGGCTCGGCGACAACTGCTATGTCGGCGGATACGACCTGTCCGGTGACATCGGCAGCCTCGGCAAGATCAGCGGGTCGGTCGCCACCATCGACGTCACTGGCATCAACAAGTCCGCCTACGAGCGGATCGGAGGGCTACGGGACGGCGGCATCGACTTCGATGCGTTCTGGAACACCAGCGCCGCCCAGGCCCATGCCGTCCTGTCCGCGCTGCCCACCACCGACGTGCACCTCATGTACTGCCGCGGAACCACTCTCGGCAACCCCGCCGCCGCCATGATCGCCAAGCAGGTCGACTACGCCCCCACCCGCACCTCGGCCGGCGAGCTGACCGCCAAGGTGTCCGCCGTCTCCAACGCCTATGGCCTCGAATGGGGCGAGCTGCTCACCGGCGGGCTGCGCACCGACACTGCCGCCACCAACGGATCCAGCATCGACGGAACCGCCTCCACCTCGTTCGGCTGGCAGGCCTACCTCCAGTCGACCGCACTCACCGGCACCTCCTGCACCGTCACCATCCAGGACTCCGCCGACAACGCCGCCTGGTCGAACGTCACCGGCGGCGCCTTCACCGCCTTCACCGGCCCCGGCGCCCAGCGCCTCGCCTCCGCCACGAACGCCACCCTGCGCCGCTACGTCCGCGCCATCACCACCGGCACGTTCTCGTCGGCCACGTTCGCGTGCGTCATCGTCCGCAACCAGGCCGCACAGGTAGTCTTCTGATGGTCGGGCACCGCACCTACCAGATCCTCTCGCCGGTCGCCACGCACTACCGCCCCGCCAGCTGCGCCGACGTCGACTGCTCCGCCCACGCCCATGGCTGGCGTACCACCGTGGACGAGACGACCCCCCTCGGGCAGGAGCAGGCCGCCTACATCCGCCGCGGCGCCGGCCGCCGCCACACCGAGACCCACGACGGCAACCTGACCACCTTCACGTTCGAGGCCGGACAGGTCTGTTTCGCCGCCGCCGACCACCGGCTCCCCCTCGACCGCCCCGAGCACTTCAGGGTTCTGACCGGCCCCGCCCCCGGCGTCATCGAGACCGCCCGAGCACACCGCCCCGATGACTGGGTCGACAGCTTCGCCGAGCACGTCGACGCCATCCTCGCCGTTCGGAACGCCGGATGAGCCGACTCCGCTGGCCGGAAGCGACCTGGCGCCCCGTCACCTACGCCCCCGCGGCGCGCACCTTCAGCCGTGCGCCGATCGGCTGGATCCTGCACGTCACCGTATTCAACGGCTCGCCCTGGTCCGTCTTCGAGACCGCCCCCATGGGCAAACGCCGCTTCAGTCACCTGTGGATCGCGAAAGACGGCCACGCCGAGCAGTACGCCGAACTCGACCACGACTCCTGGGCCCAAGGCGACGGCAACGACCTGTACTGGTCCGTCGAGACCGAGGGCTACCCCAACGAGCCCCTCACCCTCTCCCAGATCGGCACCCTCGCCCGCTGGCACCTGTGGTCCGGCACCACCGACAAGCTCGCCGACGTCCCCGGCCAGCCCGGCATCGGCACCCACCAGATGGGCGGCGCCGCCTGGGGTGGGCACACCTGCCCCGACCCCGCCATGGGACTGCCCGGCCCCCGCTCCAGGCAGCGCACGACCATCCTGTCCACCGCTCAAGCCATCGCAGCTGGAGGGCCCGACATGCCACTCACCCAGGACGACCTCAACAAGGTCGCCGCCGCCGTCTGGTCCGCCTCGTTCGGCGCCGCCCCCAACACCGAGACCGCGGGCGTCCGCCTCGCCAAGGCCGCCGCGCCGCCCGCCCCCGCGCTCGACATCCCCGCGCTCGCCGCCGCCACCGCCGCCGCCCTCGTCCCGCTCCTGCCCACCGGCACCGTCCTCGACCCCGCCGCGCTCGCCGCCAAGGTCGCCGACGAACTCGCCACCCGCCTCGTCCGATAGGAGCCCGTCCCCGTGTCCGACGCCACCCGCCGCACCATCCGCACCGCCTTCGCCGCCCTCCTCGCCGTCGCCGCCGCCGTGCCCGTCCTGCTCGAGCAGACCGGCCTCAAGGCCGACCAGTGGCCGTGGCTCGCCACCATCGTCGCGGTCGCCGCCACCGTCACCCGCGTCATCAACACCCCCGTGGTGGAGGACCTGCTGCGCCAGCTCGCGCCGTGGCTGGCCGCGACCCCCGCCGCGCTGCCGGCCGGGCCGATCGTCGGCGGCGCCGACGGCGCACCGCTGTCCGATGACCAGGTCGCCTCATGAGCCGCACCTATGCCCTCGGCCGCCACCTCGAGCCCAACCACGACCCGGCCTCGCGGGCGTTCCCGGCCGCCGTCGCCCCCCTCGTGACGACCCTGCACGCCCACCACGGGCCCGTGCTCGACCAGGGCCAGCTCGGCAGCTGCACCGGCAACGCCGTCTCCCAGGCGCTCAACACCGACCCGCTGCGCCCCGCCGAGCGGCGCCTACTCACCGAGTCCGACGCCGTCGGCATCTACACCTGGGCCACCCACCACGACCCCTACCCCGGCGCCTACCCGCCCGACGACACCGGCTCGTCCGGCCTGGCCGTGGCGAAAGCCGCCCGCAAGCTCGGCCTCATCCGCTCCTACCGCCACGCCTTCGGCCTCGACCACGCCCTCGGCGCCCTCGTCCTGGCCCCCGTCATCATTGGCATCCCCTGGCTCACCGACATGTTCACCCCCGACCCCGACGGCTACCTGTCCCGCACCGGCACCGTCGCAGGCGGACACGAGGTCGCCCTCATCGGCCTCGACGTCGCCGCCAAGAACGTCACCGTCCTGAACTCCTGGGGCCCCGGCTGGGGCAACGGCGGCACCGCCCTCATGCACTGGGCCGACCTGGACGCCCTGCTCGGCCAAGGCGGCGACGTGACGGTGCTCCACCCATGACGTTCCACGAGACCGAGACCATCACCGGCCGTAACTGGACGTGCGCGCTCGGCGGACTCCACCGCCCCATCCCGCTCCGCGGATGTATCCACCACGTCTGGCCCCGCGGCGCAGGCGGCCCCGACGTCCCGGAGAACAAGGTCGACTGCTGCGAGACGCACCACGCGAATGTGCATTCGATCATGTGGGAGATCGCTCACGGCCGCCCCGCCCCCAAGTGCGGCCGATCAGAACTGGCCTTGGCCCGTCGCGGCGTCGCCGCCTGGGTCGCCGCCGGCAACACCATCGGCATCGACGTACCGACCGCATTCCTCGGCTAGACCATCTGCCTGCTGCGACCGCCCGGGTCCGGCGATTCATCAAAGGAGTAAGTAGCTATGAGCAAAGTTAGCGGCCTCGCCTGGACCACCTGCTCGCTCGACGACTCGGCCGGCACCCCCGTCGTCATCAAGAACGACGTCACCGATCTGTCGTTCGCCACCCCTCGCGGCGTCCAGGACATCACCGGCATCGACAAGTCTGCCTTCGAGCGGCTGCTGCTGCTCGCCGACTTCACCGTCGACCTCAAGGGCGTCTTCAACTCGGCGACCAGCCACACCGCCCTCAAGACGGTCCCGTCGACCTCGGTCAACCGCACCCTGTCCCTGACTGTCGCGGGCGCGACCCTCAACAACGAGATCATCATCACCGACTACGCCCTGTCGCGTAGCTCGTCCGGTGAACTCACATGGTCGGCGCCTGGTGTCTTGTCAGATGGTTCGACACCTACATGGTCGTAAGTAGAACCTCCGGGGGCTTCCAAGTTTTATGCGCGAAAGGGACTGACTGACATGGGTTTCACCCCGAAAGCCAAGCTGTACCGGCTCACGTTCGACGACCCCGACCTGGAAGGCCTCGCCATCACGGCACGGTCCGTGTCCACCGGGACCTACCTCGAACTGACCGCCATGGCCGCGCTCGCCGTCGACGACATGGCCGCCATGTCGTCCTCCACCCGCGACCTGTTCTCGGCGTTCGCCGACGCGGTCACCGAGTGGAACCTCGACAAGGAGGACGGCACCCCCTGGCCGATCGGCCTGGACGCCCTGCTCGCGCAAGACTTTCCGTTCGTCATGGCCATCATCGGCGCATGGATGGCTGCCATCGGAGGCGTCCCTGACCCTTTGGAGCCAGGCTCGACCTCTGGCGCCACGTTCCAGGAGGCGTCACTGCCGATGGAACCGTGGTCACCGAACCAGACGAACTCTCTCGTGCCAACCTCCTGATCAGCCTCTGCGAACGGTTCCACAAGTTACCCAGCGAGGTGCTCGCCGAAGACGCCCAGCTCCTGCAGTTGCTCCAGATCCGTGACCGCGGCAACCCGCCCCAACCCGACCAGTAAGGAGGCTCACCCGTGGATGCGAACGTCGTCGAGATCGTCGTCCGCACCCGCGACGTCACCGCACCCGGCCTGGCATCCGCCCGCCGCAAAGCGGCCGCGGAAGCGAAAGCCGCCGCCCGTGAGCAAGAAGCGGCCGCCGCGAAATCGGCCGCTGCACAGGAGAAGGCCGCCGCGCGCGGCAAGACAGCTCTGCTCGGCTTCGCCGCCGTCGCCGCCGGGGTCGCCGTCGTCTCCACCGAGATGGCCGCCACCTGGCAGCAACAGATGGTCCGCCTCGCCACCTCCGCCGGGGAGACCGGCTCCGTCGTCAACCAGAAACTGACCGGCAACCTGAAACTGGTCTCCGAGGGCCTGCTCCAGATGGCGGGCGCCACCGGCACCAGCACCGACGAACTCGCGCGCGGCATGTACATGGTGGAGTCGGCCGGCTTCCACGGCGCCGCCGGACTCAAGGTCATGCAAGCCGCGGCGGAAGGTGCCAAGGCCGAAGGCGCACCCCTGCAGGAGATGGCGAACGCCCTCACCTCGGCGATGAAGAGCTACCACATCGAGGCGTCCGGGGCTGTCGGCGTCACCGACATGATGGTTGCCGCCGTCGGGCACGGCAAGATGAAGATGGCCGACTTCGCCAGCGCCATCTCCACCGTGCTGCCGATCGCCGCCAGTGCGGGAGTGTCGTTCGCCGAGATCGGCGGCGCCATGGCGACCTTGACCAACCACGGCACCAGCGCCCACGAGGCCACCCAGGAACTCGCGTTCACCATCCGCAACCTCGTCGCCCCCAACAAGGTCGCCCGCAAGGAACTGGCAGGGCTCGGCATCGACGCCAACGAACTGTCGATGAAGCTCGGGACACGAGGCCTGTCCGGCACCCTGGACGTCGTCCGCGCCGCCATCTCCAAGAAGGTCGGCCGCGACGGCCTCGTCCACATGATGGTCGCCGGCAAGCCGGTCACCGAGACGTTCGACGCCGCACTCAAGCGGGTGCTCGGCGGCGCCAACGGCCTCAACACCGCCCTTATGCTCGGCGGCGAGTCCCTCAAGGACTACAAGTCGAATATCAAGGCCGTCGGCGAAGCCGCGGGCAAGGCAGGCGCGCACGTCGAAGGCTGGGACAAGATCCAAGGCACCTTCAAGCAGCAACAGGCCCAGTTCGTCGAAAGCCTGAAAGCGCTTGCCATCACCATCGGTACCGAGCTACTGCCCGCCATGTCGGCCGTACTCGGCAAGCTCACCGAATGGGGTCACTGGCTCGCCGAGCACCCTGCCCAGGTCAAGGCCCTCGCCATCATCATCGGCACCGTGCTCGTGGCCGCTGTCTACGCCTACACCGCCGCCATGGTCATGGCCGCCGCCGCCAATATCGCCGCCACCTGGGAGTTCCTCGTCATAGCGCTAGCTATTGGGGCGCTCATCGTCGCCTTCAGCAAGGCGTGGGAAGCGTCCGAGACGTTCCGGAACATCATGAAAGGCGCCCTCACTGCCATCGTGGGCGGCATTCTCTGGTTCGTCGGCACCAGCCTCGAAGCCTTCGACCGCGCTTTCGGCTGGATCCCCGGCCTCGGCCCGAAACTGCACGACGCCTCCAAGGCCTTCAACAGCTTCGCCGAAGGCGTCAAGGCCGCCATCGACTCCATCCCCACCGACGTCGCCATCTCCGTCCACTTCGACGTCAACCAGAACAGCCTCGCCCGAGCGCGCGGCGCTGCGAAAGCCGCCCGCCTCGATTCCGCCTACGGCTACGCCCACGGCGGCACCATCAGCGCCCGCGCCAGCGGCGGGCCTTCCACCGGACCGACCGTCGTCGGCGAGCACGGCCCCGAACTGGTCAATCTGGCCCCCGGCAGCCACGTCACCTCCAACCCCGACACCCAGCGCATCCTCAACCCCATGCACCTCGTCGTCCGCGCTACCGCAGTCAAGGCCGCCGCCGCCGCCTCGAAAGCCACCAACGGCAACGTCCCCGGCCACCCCAATCAACACTGGGTCGCCCCCCACATGACCAAGCCGGTCCACCATCGCAACGGCACCATCACCCCGGGCCACCAGGTCGCCGGGCACTGGGTCCACAACAAGGGAACCCCCGTCCTCGGCCGCGCCGGCACCGGCGGACACGGCGGCACCACCAAAGTGGAGATCGACATCCACTCCAGCGGCGCCCGCGTCGACGACATGCTCCTGGAGATCCTGCGCCACGCCATCCGCGTCCGCGGCGGCAACGTCCAAGTAGTCCTCGGATCCGGCAGCAAGAAATGACGAACACCGGCCTGGCCGCCTACCTAACACTCGGCGGCAGCGACGTCGACGTCACCGGCTACGTCTACGACCGCGACAAGATCCAGATCACCCGCGGCCGCACCAACGAAGGCGCCGACACCCCCCAGGCATCCACCTGCCAACTCACCCTCGACAACCGCGACGGCCGATTCTCCGCCCGCAACCCCGCCGGCCCCTACTACGGCCAGCTCGGCCGCAACACCCCCCTCAAGATCTACACCAGCGAAGGCGCGCCTATCGCTTCCGCGACCGGCGCCTCCGGCTACCTGTCCACCCCCGACAGCGCCGGACTGTCCATCACCGGCGACATCGAGATCCACATCGACACCTGGATCGAGGACCGCGGCGTCGGCACCACCGACCTCGCCTCCAAGTACGGCGCCGCCGGGCAACGCTCCTGGGCCGTCCAGACCACCAGCGCCGGCCTCATCGCCTACTACTGGTCCGCCGACGGCACCACCCTGCGCTCGGCCACCAGCACCGTCCCCGTGCCACCGTGCGGGCGCTCCGCCGTCCGGATCCTGCACGACGTCGACAACGGCGCGGGCGGCACCACCGTCACGTTCTACGTCACCGACCGCATCGACGCCTCCATCACCTGGACCCAGCTCGGCGACGCCGTCACCGCCGCCACCACCACCTCGATATTCGACTCCACCGCGCTGACCATCTTCGGCAAGAACGCCAACACCACCGCCACCAACCCGACCGCCCAACGCCTACACCGCCTGCGCATCTACCAAGGCCTCGCCGGCACCCTCCGCGCCGACTGCCAACCGTCGACCGCCACCGTCGGCGCCGGCACCTTCAGCGACGGCACCAACACCTGGACAGTCGCCGCCGGTGCCTCCATCACCAACACCTGGACCCGGTTCTCCGGCGAGATCGCCTCCTGGCCGGTCGCCTGGGACACCAGCGCCCGCGACATCTACACCCCCATCACCGCCAGCGGCCCCCTGCGCCGCCTCGGCCAAGGCGCCCCCCCGCTGCGCTCCGCGCTCACCTCCGGCGTCATGTCCAACACCACCGACGTCCTCGCCTACTGGCCCTGCGAAGAAGACGCCGGAGCCACCCGCCTGGCCCCCCTCGTCGGCAACACCCCCCTCACCGTCGGCGCCGGCGTCACCCTCGCCAGCAACACCGCGTTCGACTGCTCCACCGCCCTGCCCGACCTCGGCTCCGGGTCCATCTTCGGCACCATCCCCACCGGCACCGACGGCAACGTCCAAATCCGCTGGATCGGCGTCATCCCCGCCAGCACCCCCAACAACACCGTCATCCTGCGGGTCGCCACCACCGGCACCGGCAA